AGGAAAGATCGTGTCAGCGAAATCTATCAATTCCTGACCCCTGGACGGCAAATCATTCAGCGGAGTGTGGATTCTAGGCGTCGGACTGCCAATGATAGGGGCTAATGACGGCTGCAAAACCGATGTGAGCCGATCTGAGCCTGTTTCAGCCTGATGATGACTATCTGTCACCTGAACCGCCTTGATCGTGACTTATAGACACGTTTTCGGGGATATAACGTTCCTGGAGAGTCGGGGGTGTCAAAGCCTGTTCAAAAAAACGACCACCCTTGCTTAAATTGCAGAATTGACACAATACCTGCAAATTTTCCTCTAAGTCCGATCCACCAAGCCTCTTTGGAACTATATGATCGATGTGCATCTTGCCATCAGTCTCACCACATCTTTGGCAGCAATGTCCATCCCTTGCAAGTATGCGTTCACGTATGCGTCGCCATCCTTTACGATCGCTATCCTTCCACGCTTTGCTCATCAGTAGTAACCCTTCACCTTATGAAACTCCCACGCTTTACATATCGAACCATATCGATTCTTAATGTACTTCAACGTTGCATCTATCTGACGATAAGCATCTAGATTCCGGTAATGCTCTGATCGCATTTGTCCTATGCCGTAATGATTTCCGTTCTTAGCAGCTGGATTCCAGGTTCTATTCTCTTTATATATGATCTTTGTAAAGCATTGATATTGCACATCATTGATGATCCTTGAATGTGCATAGAGTTTATAGTGATCAGTGTTCGATGCTGTTGCGTGTTGCATCTGTACTGATAGCAAGCCTATGACTAGGCATAACTGTGGCAATAGCCGAATACGCCTAAGCGAGCAATCCGCCTCAGCGGCTCGCTTTAAGCGAATCCAGCGTACCGAACGAGTCAAATACATTGCAAGAATGTGGATAACTTGAACGGGGCTTTGGCGTGTTGTCCACAGGTTATCCACACCCTTCATTGATGACCCCATCCCGTACCCTTGAAATGGATTGGCGTTGATGTCCATATCCGTTCCATTGTGATCAAGCAATATGGGCAGCCAGGTGGCGTGAGATCAGCATCGAAATCAGCCTTGATTGGACTGATCGTGCTGCACACTGGGCATTTGAATTCATAGACTGGCATCTTGCACCTGGAATGATTGAATTCCCAATACACCGCAAGATAAGCATTCGACGCAATGTACGTATGGCGGCAGATTATCTGCAACCTTTACGATTTTGTGATCTGTTGATTTCTTTTCAACGCGACAATCAAGCCTGATAATTTCTAGCATAAATACTCCGATTCAAATTCTCGATGGGGTTTAAGTCTGACGGATTAATCCAATATGAACCATCGGATCGCTTACGTGATGGACGACGTGCCATCCCAATGACGATCCAGCCCACGATGTAGTAATTAGGTGAATTGCCAGTGACCAGGACTGCGATGTCGTCTGCTCGATCTCGATCACGCAATATCAGACATCCAGCCTTCCAGGGTGTGTGCTTGACTTCAAGATTCCACCCGACATCGGCTTGATTCTTGAATGTATTGACTGTCGGTTTCCATTCGTCAATTTGAAAGTATTTGGCGACTGCATTCTCAGCACCGATTGATTCAGCCATTCGTGCAATGTCTTGAAATAGATTCAATTTCTGCACTGAGTAATCGGTCAATCCTTCCGCACCGATTGCTCGATCGAATGCTGCTTTGGCGCACATCATTTCCTCATCGTGATTTAATTTGATGGGAATCATTTGCACTCCATACATAACCAAATCATCGTCAATCCCTGTGATCCGTCATATCGACCAAATTCCAATGGTTTCCATCGTTCGCATTTGTCACACCAATCGATTGAAATTGGATTTGGCTCCTTGACGACTGATCCATCGATCTTGAATGTAGTTGCCTCACCGGTCGAAAGTTTGATGATCTGCATTTCTCCCATCATCACACCTGTGGCTTCCACTGCATATCAGCTGCTCTGACGTACCAAAGCGGTGCGCATTGAGTAGCCTTTGATTTCTCAGTGCAGGAATAGTTTGCCCATTCCTTGCCCGTTTTGGCTGATACACCTTCACGCCATACACGATGCCCGTGAACGCACGTTGGGGCTTCGGCGACTAGTTCACCACCTAACTGAGTTTTAATCTCATTGATGGCACTTGATGCCGTGGTGAAACCATCCTCACCAAATGGACGTGACCAGGGATCATCATCGATGAAAGCCTTTGGCAGCGTTTCTACCTGTTCCATTGATTCGCGACTGGGCTTTGTCTCTGTACCCAAAACCACGCTTGCGCAGCGTCCTATTGCACTGCTGACTGTATCCTCGACGTACCAGCGTTTCATTTGGACGTTATAGGCAGTCACCATCCCGTGTGCAAAATCGATGGCTGCTGGCTTCTCATCCTCATAGTGACGATAGATGCGGCACTCGATCAGGATGTATCCCTTTTCAGGATTCCAATCGATGATCGATGTCTCGATGCGGTTTGTTGGATATGTCGCGTGTAGGCGAATGACTTTCTGATTTACCGTTTCGTAGCCGTCTAGGAATGACATTATTTCATCCCCTTACGTCCAGCGATCTTGCCTCGGATAAATCCCTCGCTGCGACCTGATTTAAACCCGTAGGTATAGCCAGCCATAAAACCGACTAGGACGCCAAATAGCAACCACATCGCTGTTTCGTTGAATGTATACATTTTATTACTCCCGACGGGAGATTTGTCTGAGTCTCCCTACGCATAAGGTGACGCATCGGGCTGACATTTGCAAGGATTCCGCGTGGGATTCGGCGTGTCTAAGCCTTCGGATGATCCTTTAGATGCTCGATCAGCAAGGTACGAATCTCACGCACGTCAGTCCGAATGCCATCGGCAAATCCATTGCTGACTGGTCGGGAATTCTTTTCAGCCTTAGCCGCAAATAGTGCAGAAATGGCGGAAATGGTGGCAGCGGCGATCAGTCCGATCGCTGTGATTGCTTCGGTCATTTGGCATTGACGCCAAAATCAGAATCCTTAGGATTCAAATATCGCAAAACTACGGGTACGACTGCTGATGCGCCAGCCATCAAAATTGCCTTTGGATCGGTCACTCCAGCCATAAAAACGGCAAGTCCAGCGGCTATGAATGAACGCAACCAAGATGCGCCAAGTGCTTTCCATTGAGTCATTTTGATTGTCCTAACTTCTCGATCAACGCAGCGGCTTTCGCTGGCGTCAAAGCAATTTCAAAGTGCATTTCATCCTTGCGATTTCGGTAATCGCCACCCCAAATTAAACCGTATTTCTTAGCCAGCGCACGGATCATCGGTACTTTCTCGATTGGGAATGTTCCCACCTTTCCCAATGTATGCTGAGTCGCATTGAGATCGATGGCTGTACCGCTGGAATGATTGCTCAGATTGTCGGTTGAGCCTCGAACCTGTCGAAAGCAGTAACCCCAATCGTCCAAAGTACCTTCATCAATCGGTTCAATCAGTTCGTGGAATTCAGCTGCGAAACCGACCAGCAATGGTGCAACCGCTTTGGCACACGCCAATTTGACCTTCGTGCCTGGAATTGCAAATGACTCAATGCCAATTTCAGCCCTGATTTTCGATGCTGTCCATCCATTTTGCGATTTCTGCGTCACAAGTAGCACACTCCCATCGTTTCAAATTGTTCAATGTCAATGAATCGTGTCCACATTCCGGTATTGGTGCAATGAAAGCATCATCGATCGGATCGTATGTGTATCCGATTCCTGCATAGTTATAGCGAATTTTGTTATTGTAGGATGTTTGAATCCATCTACCGCCAAGGTTATCGATCAGCCATTGATAACCTTCATCGCCTTTTGGATCGTTATTGTCTCCCACTGTGACTCGGATGACGATATTGTTTTCGTCTAATTCTGCCCAATGACTCACGCTGCGTACCTCACGATTACTATTCCTGATGCTCCTGAACCGCCATAAACGCCACCGCCGGTTGAACCAGCGGATGCACCGCCACCACCACCGCCGGTATTGACTGTTCCATTTGAACCATTTGCAGTTCCTGATGCTCCGGCATTTCCACCACCACCTGAACCACCTGAACCACCTGAACCACCGTTCGCACCGCCGCCGCCGCCACCTGCGTAATAACCACTGACTCCGGTTGATGTTGCCGATGCCCACGATGATGCGGAATTGCTTCCGGCTCCACCTGTCACGCCGTTGCTACCCGTTGCCGTTGATGTTCCCGATGTTCCAGCTGCGCCGGCACCGCCGCCGCCGCCGCCAACAGAACCTGTTCCAGTTCCACCGCCGCCGCCGCTAGGTGTTCCACCATCGCCACCGGCATAACCTTCAACGGGTGAAAATGAGCCTGCGTTACCAGCAGCGCCGTAGGAATACGTGACTGTTGTGGTATAGCCTGAACCGCCACCGCCTGAACCACCAGTTGATGCGTTTGCGCCGTTGTAACCGGTTCCTGCTCCACCGCCTGTTGCAGAATAGGAACCAATAGTCGTGTTTTGACCTACCGTTCCGCGTGTGTTTACATAATCATTTAAACCACCGGCGCCGCCGCCGCCGATAATCACGTTATATGTATTGGCAGCCAAGGTTTGTGACGTCAACAATCGGTAACCACCGGCGCCGCCGCCACCGCCGGACGCGAAAGTCGAACCTCCACCGCCGCCGCCGCCGCCACCTGCAATGACCAAAATGTCACACGATAAAGTTCCACCCGTGACGCCTAATGAACCGTTTCCCGTAAAAACTCGATAGTTGTAGCCTCCGGATGTGTAAAGAGTCCCACCAGTTACATCCGTTTTTCCTTGCGATGCGATGATTCCTAAAATTGGCATTTATGCTAGCTGACCAATCACGAGAAATGTATTGCTTGCGGTGCAAATTGCGGTGGCTGCGGCATATTGTTTTCCTATTTTTGGAGCCGATGCCGTTGCACCTGTTGAAATGATTGTAACGCCTGCACCCTGCGCAAATGTAACCTGCCCAACACCTAACTGAACAAAATTGATTTGCTCACCCACTGCATAAACTGATGGAGGCAACGTCAATGTGATTGCTGAACCGTTTGAAAGTGTAACCAATTTTCCTGAATCTGTTGCAACCGATGTGTACGTGGTTCCTGTTTGCGCATTAAGCGTTAAATTTATTAAACCGCCATTGATCACTGGAGCCGTTAAAGTTTTATTTGTGAGAGTTTGTGCTGTCGTTTTATCCACTGTCACGGCAGTATCGATTGCTAATGAAACAGCGCCTGATGTGCCGCCACCTGATAAGCCTGTACCAGCGCTCACCGCTGTGATGTCACCGATGTCATTTGTGATCCAGGTGAAATCCATATCGGCATTTGTAGCCTTTGAAAGAATTTGACCGGACGTGCCGCCAAGCAGGTCAGCCATCGATGATGCGACGGCTTGACCAAAGACTTCAAAATCGGCAGGTAAATCCGTGACCAAATCTGTGTTGGTGGGCATTTGCCAGTTGAATGGGGTGGTCGGGTTGCTCATTTTTTCTCCTTATGCGACGACTAGGGCATTTTCCCACGTCAGTGTGTTTGTGATTGTGTTCCAGCGTTCCGACACGCTGACTTCTTCCCACTTCAAAGCACGGATCGAATACGCCAATGGCGACAATAGTGCCGTCACTGAAAGCGTGTTGTACCCTGCTGAGAATTGCCAGCCTTCAACGAACCCTGCATATTGACCAGCGGTCATATTTGCTGGCAAATCTGAAATGCGCAATGGCAATCCCATAAATATGTTAATCAATGAATCTCGATCGGCATCGTCCAATTCAGGATTCGTCAATTCATAGGTGATTGACTGCATCATCGCCTGTGGAAATGCTCTCAGTGTTAAGTAAAACGCAGCCTGGGCAGTGGCATCAACCCCGTCGTGCAGTGTTGTCGTAATGATTTGACCTAATCGACCAAATACGGCGATCGATGCCAAATCCTCATCGGATACTTCACTGCTGGAATTTGCGCCGTATTTGATCGTGACGTCATTGCGCACATCACCTGATCGAGTTTGAATCTTGATTCCGCTGGCAAGTGCCTGAGCAGCTGAAACGTCCACATAACCATTTGCTGAAAGATATTGTGTTCGATGCGTGGAATCGGCGTATGAAATTTGCCCTTGCGCATTTTCGTAAATGTAGCCAAGCCCTGACGTAGCAATCGCTGAAACCAATGAATAGACATCAATCGGATTGGCTGATCGAGCCGATATATCGTAATTTCCAGGTGTATCGATTTCACCAAGTCCGACATTCTGAGCATTTGCCCACGTTTCCGTCGCTGGCGTGTACGTACCCCACGTCAATGCTGCTGGCACTTCCGACCAGTTATTGATCAGCAAATCGGTCAATACTTCAAGAATCTGATTTCCATCAAAATCACGACCGAGAGTTGTCAGCCAATTTGCCTTCGGTAGCCTTGAAAGCGCACCCAAAGCCACGATCGATATCACCTGGTTGATTGCTATTGATCCGCCCGATGTCACCTCGACGGATAAATCAGTGACCGATCCACCCCAAATCGGCACGAAAGTATCGGATGAATCTTTGATTGCAATTCCCACTGAATCATTGATATTGATATTCACCTGCGATTGCGTCACATTGTAAAGTTGCAGATTCAAATAACCTGCCTGGGCTTGTTCATAAATGTTGGATCGACCGCTGGTCGCTGTTAAATTAGCAAGTACATAATTCTCATAATTGACGCCATTGATGGTAACTCGCCAAATCGGATTCCAAAGCGTCATCAGGATACCAATGCGGCTGCGCCGTTTGTGCCTCGATAATATGAATTATTCAATACGTTGATGATGCTTCGGGCTGTACCTTCGGGATCGATTGCGCCAGTGACATTGAGATTGATTGTGGTATTGCCACCCAATCGGTTATTTGGCGTGATCACTCCATTGCCCGTTGGTGTAAATAATTCCGGACCTCGTTCACCGACCAGGTATGACGTGCCACCCATTACTGGACCGCCAAGCGCCTTGCCACCGCCAAATGCAAAATCGATTGCGCCGCCAATGGCTTGCGTCACTGGATTGTTCTTGATGAAATTGACGACCGCTTTGATGGCGTTGAATGCGCTATTGACGACTGTGACCAGGTTTGCAAATAGATCGATCACAATGCTGATTGCACTGCCCATCACGCTAAATGCACCGCCAAGTATTTTCCCGACGACTGGTGCAAGTGTGTCGCGAGTAAATGCCGCAATTACTTTGAATAGCGAAAGCAATGGCGCTAATTTGTCCTCATTTTCTTTGATTTTGCCAGCAACCTTGTCAAATGCTGATCGTAACCCATCGATGATTGGCGTCAAGTAATTGCCTATTGCTGGAATTAAATATTCGGTAATGAATCCCCAAATGGCTTCAAATGTAGGAATAACGTAGTCACGAATGTATGCAGTTAAAGCCTCAAAGATTGGAGTCAGTTTTGGTCCAAGTTCCTCGGCTAATGCCTGGATCGTTGGAATTACTTTATCGACGAAACCGCTGACCAATGGTGTGACGGCATCGAGTATAAATGATCCGACTGTTTCTTTACCTTCATTGAATGCGACTTTAAGTCGATCCATTTTGCCAGCAAATGTGTCAGCCTTTTCAGCTGCTTGACCGCCGAAAGTGTCAGCCAATGCAGCCGTGATTTCTGTCATTGACATTGTTTTGAGTTCGGCTGCCGATAATCCGATGCCTAATTTTGCCAGTGATGCGGCGTTGCCTTCCTGGGCTTTCGCCATTGCATTTGTAACGGCTTCCAGCGATTTGCCACTACCTGCTGCGACATCGATGGCAAGTGATTGCAATTTCAAAGCAGCATCGGAATCACCCGTGGCTCTGACTAGCCTTTCAAAACTAGGACGCAATTCGTCGTCCGTTAAGCCAGTAAGCAGTGATGTTTTTAGGATTTGGGATTCAACCGCTGCGATTTGTGCATTGGTCGCACCGGTCACATTGACCAAAGTTCCTGCCAATTTAGCCTGAGCCGCTTCATCCTCGATCGCAGACTTCACGCCATCGATCAGCAATTTGCCAGCGTAAGCGGCGGCGGCTACTCCAGCAGCGGCGAACGCTGCGCCAGCGATCTTGCCAAATTTTCCAATTTTGTCGCCGAATGTTGAAACTTCTTGCGAGCCTTTGTCTAAATTCTTTTTAAGATTGTCAATATCACCAAGTATCGAAAGTTTAAGGGTTCTTGAACCAGTGCCAGCCATCACCACTCCTTCGCAATTCTACTGAAAGCATTTTCCCATTCGTTTATGATATAGGGCTGTTCGGCTCGCAGTGTTGGGTAAATAAACCATCCACGCGATCCGCGACCTTCTCGACCTGACCACACTGGGAATTGCTTGAATCTGTTTGATCCAAATTCTGATCCACCCCAAAGATCACGGGTAGTTGCACCACCCGAAAACTTCTGCGATACGTAACCGAATGAAATTTCACCAAGTTTGCTGGATTTGCTGACCTTTGATCCGTCGGCAATTCGACTGGCGACATTGCTTGATTGCAACGATCCAGCCGTCGATTTAATTTTGCCCTGGAGATAATCAGCCAAAGCATTTGATACGCCTTTGGCTTCCTGGATCGCTTGATCGTCCATACCTTTGAAAGCACTGACGATTTTGCGTAGATCGGCTTTGTCATAAGCGATTGCATCCTCAGCCATTTCGTTTCTCCAATATTTCCATTGCGGTCAAAATATCCTCAGCAGATGTCCATTCGGACATTGGGATTTGCGTGGCAATCGCTAGTTCAATGACTAGTCGGCTGAGACTGCCTCGCTGATGGCTTTTGGGTCTTGATCTCCAAAGGTTACATCCGAAACTGTTTCAACCCATACGTCATACGGCTTGACTGGCTTTCCAGCTGATTCACGCTTCATTGCGTTATATGCAAGGAATAGCAAATCGCTGATGCCAATTTCATTTGCCTGTTGAATTGTTTTGCCTGTCTTGTTTTCCCACTTCATCCATTCAGGTGGTGCAGCCACGTAGGTGGCTACATCACCGGACGAATATTCGATTGTGAGTGCTGTTTTCATACTCCCGATCTCCCTTGATTAATCTAGTACTGGCGTGGTCACGCAAGTGAATGAAAGTGATGCAGTCAAAGCGTCAGGTGCAGTTCCACCCAATGCTGGGAATATTGGCTGAACGCTAAACGCATAAACTACATCGTGGACTGTCAAAAGTACTGGCAGCGGATCATTTGGTGTATTAGCGGCGGCGTTCCAAAGTGCTTCGCACAATGATCCAGCAGCGCCGAAATCTTGCAGCATTTCTACTGCGAAAGTTCCCTGTGTGTCGGTGGTGTAGTACGCCTTACCATCGAGTGTCTGATATGTGTTGATCGTTGATTCGATTGTCAGCGTCGCTGATGTGGCTTGCGCATCAAATACATCACCATCGATGGTGAATGCGATTTGTCTGCCCGTGATGATGTTTGTTGGCATTTTATCTCCTAGGTATTGGTTTGCGTGTAATAAGTCGAAACACTGAGATCAGCGACTAGCAGATTCGATGCACCGACTGAAATAATTGACGGACGTTGAACGTCACCGACGACGTACCCTGAGGGCATAGCCCCCAAAATGCTGATGATTAGCGCTTCGAGTTGATCCAAAGCGCCTGAGTTGCTGTTATTTGCCACGGCTGCCGTGACGACGAAATTGACCTTGACCTTTGTAACCGATCCATTCACCAGCACACTTTCGAGCCAGGGTGAATCGGGAATGATTACGCAAGCAGGTGGGATCACTGCTTCGGGTGCTACGGGATACACGGATGCAGCGACGCCAGCAAGTGCAGTCGCTAAATCATTGCGTACATCAAGCAGTGTGGTCATTGGCATATTGAGTCCACATCGTAAAACGCTGAGATCAATCCGATGACACGATTCTGCAATGATCGACCCATTCGATATGGAGTCGGTGCAAAATCCACGCCTTCAATTTGTCCACCTGGCGCTGTGATGCTTTGGAATATTTCTACTGACACGATGAGAATTGCTTTATTTATTGCTGGCACATTTGCATAGATTTCAGCTGCTGAGCCACCATCGAGTGTAATCGTTCCCGCTGGAATTACCGGAGTCAAAATTCGATCGGCTTCATCTACTGTCGCAGTGACCTGAAAGGGTCTGACGGAATGATCACTGACTGTATATGGTCCATCGAGTCCGTTACCTATTCCAGCGAGGACGACCTGTTGCCCCTGGACGAAATAATTTGGACGCAATGTGTCGATGTATAAAACGTCATCGGCGATGCGTGTTGAAACTACTGCGCTCTGATATTGCGTAAGCATCGGCAAGATTGTGATCTCAGCCGAATCAATAATTGAATCAAGATATTCGTCAGAAAAAAGGGATTCGGAAACACCAAGCACCTGACGCAATTCATCTGCGGTGACAATGTTTGGCATTTCCGATCCTCTCGTCTGCTCGGCTAGTTCGGGAGTGACCTAGCCGATGATTAGTTTTTATTAGTCAGAAAAACGGTATGCGCCGTAGCCAATTTTCGTGGCTGTTGAACCATAACCGTACATAAGAATTCCGATTGAACCATCTGAAATGATGTTCGTGCGGAGTTCTAGACGTGGGGATTCGTACCAAGTGTATGAATCGCGGTTGATGACGTACATTGAATTGTCACCTGTACCTGATAGCGCAGTATCAACCCAAAGATCAAGTCCATTGACTGATCCACGGAGTGAACGTGGCTGAGCATTTCCTGCCGCATTTTGAGGTTGCAGCGCATTGTAAATTGGTCTGCCATCGACGTTGAATGACATTATGCGACCCCACATTGCAGGTGAGACCACGATGGCATCAGCAAATTTATGTGTTTGCTCATAAACGTAAACTGACGCAGTTGAAACCCACGCGAGCAATTCCTCAGCTGTGATGTCTGATCCATATCCTGTTGATGCTGTTGCTGAATTTGCAATGATTTGCGCTGAGTTATATTCATTGGTCGCACGTGCATATTGCGCAGTGAGATTTGAAATCAATTCGGTGAAAAATAGTGGATCGCTGCGATCTGCTAATTCCACGGACATAACCTGGCTGCCCTTGAACGATTTGACATCCACGTTGATGAATTCTGATTCCATAACTGTTGGAGTCACTGGATCGAGTTCATCGATCTGAGCCACTGATGGCAGTTGAGTAATCTTTGGGATTTGAAAAACGAGTCCTGCGCCAGGCAGTGTTCCCGTTGAAATCGAATCGATTGAGGCTCTCACGTTGTCTGCTAAGCCGTTTACGACCTCGCGGAGTTGGCGTGTTGGGATCAATCCTGGATTGTCTGTTGATGCTGTTGCTGCTGCGATGTAAGCACGTGATGTTTCTGATCCACGGGCTGCTGCAACCTGGTGCATCAAAAATGTTTCAGGTGATACGACTGGGTTGCGTGATGCGATGAAATTGACTGGCTTTGGTGCTGCTGCTGCTTGTACTTCTGCTGCCGCTTCTACCGTCTCGGCGGTAGTTGGCTCTGTGACGGTGTTTTCCACGGCGTCTCCTTCTGTTGATGGTGTGGGTGTTGCTTCCGCTTCATCGGATGATGGCTCGGAATTTTCTGGTGCGGTGTTCGCTGCGACATTTGATACACGTGCTGAATCAAATGCAGGATTATGCGTCAAAGCGACACCGACCAAATCTGCTTTACTGACGACCATTGTGCCGTCCTCGTTATACCCGAAATCGATTGCGTTTGCTTCAACGCTGAATCCATCACGTAGTCCGTCCATTGCTTCCTGGATCGCGTCTGATCCAGCAGTGGTTTTTGAAATCTTGAATGTTGCATTGATTGATTTTCCATCAGGTGAAAGTTCCATCGCCAAAGTTTTGCCGATTGGACGTGCTGAATCGTGTTCAAGATTCAATTTCACATTTGCTGGAATGATTGATCCTGCTTTGAATAGGACTTTACCTGTTGATGCTTTGGCAGCGGTATCAAATGCGACGATTTGTCCGGTGATTGTACGTGCCTCGGAATCAGCGGCAGTGATTGTGAATGGTGTATTTACCTTCATTTGATCATTTCCTCTGCTTGTCGGATTTCATCGATTGTGATTGCTGGATTGCCCTCAGCATCCACGATCGAATTCAGGATTTTGTAAATATTGGCACGTTCAAGATCGCTGCCTCGTAAATAATCTGATAAATCATATTTGACCTGTTGCGTTGATGGAATGAAATCAGGCATTGAAAGTCTTTCGGTAATGCTTGTCATCAGCGGAATAAGTGAGAAATCCAGCAGCGTTTGGCGCTGTGTAGTTGCGTTGCTGTATGTCATTGATGATCCAGTTTCGGCATCAACGTAATATGCAGGGATTCCGCAAGCACGTGCCACCTCTGTGGCGATATATGAACGGGCTGCCGCCAGTTGCAATTTCTCAGGATCGAATCCGACTGTCTCCAAAGTTACGTCAGCATTTAGAAACGCAGTGCCGCGATTGCGTCGGGCTGTCGCCCACGAATCAAGCAATTTGGCGATTCTGTCAGCTGGTAAAGCCGTGCCGTTGGATTTCAACACCATTGATGGAATTGGCTCACGTGCGTACATCGCAGCGGCACGTTCTAGTTCCGCACCCGTGCGGATTGTTCGACCTGCTCGATTCAGGACGCCTTCATCATTGCCGTTAAATACGACCAGTGATCCAATACCGGAATTCGGTACTGGCGATCCATCAACCATATAATATTCAATTTCCGTCGCAAGTGAGTTCGTTTGAATCGTTACGCGAGTTGGTGAAACGCGTTCAACGCTGCGCACACGGAATGTGTCTGCAAATAATTCTGTGATCTGCCAATATCCGTACCCGTAAAGCAAAATGTCCTCTAGTGTCCACACGTAAGTTGCTGATCCTGGTACACGTGGATCAGGTGTACGGATAACACGTGGGATTGCTTCCTCGATGTCCATTCCAGTTGATCGGTCAATGACTTCAAGTCCGATCGATGCGATCGATGAGCAAATGATGTTTCTTGCACGTGCCGCGGTCGGGATCGACATAAATTCCTCACGCGTTGCGGTATTTGCGCCGCCGAAAAATGGCGTGAGTGAATCAAGCGATGTGACTGGACCAAGTTGCGCAGATACGTCAGGTGATTGCGGCGTTGCCACCGTTTGTACCTGACGCGTTGCAAATATGTCGCGAATTCCCATTTGCAAATTTTCTCAGTGGGATACCACTATCCGACCATAATGTCCGTTTCCGTCTCTGGGCGTGTCGCGAAATGTGTCGCGAGCGCCGATGCCACGGCAGCGCATACCGCCGTTTGACTGGCACGACGTCCAATGACCCATCCCCCATCGCCTCGACGTAATTGAACCGCCGAAAGCATTTGCGCAGTCAGTTCGGGTTGATTCGTATGACGCAACCTGCCGCTGTTGATCGCACCAAGCAATTCGTCACACGATTGTGGATACGACGCGTCCATATCGTAGATCGGGATTCCTGCTGGCTGTAATCGAGCCGCTACTGCACCGCTAGTTTTGCGGCTATATAGCAAATGTTCGATCGGATACTTTCGGCAATAAAACGCGGCATCATTTGCGATTGCTCGATCGTCCAGTTGCCTTTCGTTTTCCCACGTGTGCAATAGTTTCAAGATAAATCGTTCATCGCCTAATTTCTGCGCCCCGACCAATGCGCAATGTTTTCTGTCCGGTGAAATGTCCAAAGCCAGCCAGGTAAGTTTTTCAGGATCGAGATCAACCTCAGGATCGGCACATCCATCCCACGCGGCTTGACTGATCACCGATGAAATTGTTTGGACCCATCTGCATAAAACCTCGGTTTGTACTACTTCGGGTGGGTCTTTCAAAACGCTGCGAATATTGTCGATGTGGATGGTGTGACCCAATGCAGGATTTGCCATTGCAAAATTTTCGTCCGTCAATGCGTCGGATGCACCTGACCACTCGAAATATCCGATCTCATCAACCACACCCGACGCAGCGGCGATTCCCCGTTCGCGTAGCAAATTTAGCACTTTACTGTGTTGGTCTCCAGCGTTCGAATAGGTCATCACCATCGGATTTTTCGCCGCTAAAAGGGTATAACGTAAACTGGCAAATGATTCGAGTTCGTGCATCTCACGCAATTCGTCCAGGTGTACCGTTTCAGGTTTCGAGATACCGCGAGCAGCTGATCCGCCAGCCTTGATGATGAATCGATTGATGCCCGTTGATCCCTGGACTTCGATTTCCTCACTGCCGTGCGACCATCGAATTCGCTTTACACGTTTAGCAAGATCATCCGATGATTCGATTAGATTGACCAGCGCCCTGAATTGTTCAAGTGATGTAGCCAATCGGTGAGCCGATGCCACCTGCAACGATTCATCCCAATGAAATAAACCCATCAAGATACGTGAAAGCATCAGGGTAGATTTACCGGACTGACGTGCTACGACGATGCAATTCAGTGGAGTAGCCCATCGACCATCGGGCTTGACTTTGTGGGCATTTATCGCCACGTACTTTTGCCAGGGCATAAACCCGTCAGGAAAGATCGTGTCAGCGAAATCTATCAATTCCTGACCCCTGGACGGCAAATCATTCAGCGGAGTGTGGATTCTAGGCGTCGGACTGCCAATGATAGGGGCTAATGACGGCTGCAAAACCGATGTG